GATCGCCGCGTTGCTTGGCCTTCATTTTCTCGATCCGGCCTTTCGCTTTGGCCTTCTTGGTTGCCTCTTGCTCGGCCTTGATCTCGGCAGCGACCGGATCAAGCTTCTTGCGTTGTAGGAATGACGGGATGGCAAGATCGTCGGCGGCCTTTTGGATCAATCCCTGATCCTCGGCCGCCTCTCTGATAGCCGGTCCAAGCGTCGAGCCAAGATCACTCAACAGCGCGTGCCCTCTCGGTCGCGGCGTTGCTGGCTTTGCGCCGGGCGGTACTTCCAATCTCAATTCAAGCCGCTTGCGTTGCCGTTCCAGCTTGTCGAGCATGGACATCGCGCGCTTCAGCCTGGAACGCCACCGCTTGGTCGCGGCAGCGTTGTGGTCGAGTTTGTTAACCCCTTGCTTCATGGTTTCACCTTTTCAAACAGCCCCGCGCGGACGGAATGCCCGCGCGTGAGACAAGTATAGCAAATCGACTTTTGCCAAATTTGCAGTTTGATCGGTTTTTAATGTGTGATGTCCCTGTGGTGCAGGGGTTTCTTGCATTTTCAAAAAATGCTTGACGCTAAAAATGTAGCGCGAGCGCGCCCGATCTCGCAATGTCACTTGCAAGAAGTGCCTGCGGCACAGCGGTAAAATTATTTTACTCCGAGATTTTCTCTGGCATGACGCTGTAGGCCGTCATCGGCCGGTTGGGCTTGCCATCGTCGCGGAGCGGCCGGATAGTGCTTTCCGCCTTCCAGCATTCCAGCGCCTCGGCAAACGAGCCGAATTTCTTGGCCTTTGCCAGATCATCGGTCCAACGCTCATCGCCGAAGCCATCCTCGGCGTCGGGATCGGACCATTCGAGATACTGGCCCATCATCAACTCGCCCTTGAGGGTTGCAGTCGTCAGCGCAACAGCGGTGGCCTCGTTGGCTCGCGCGGATTTGCCCTTGGGATGAATTTGGCGAAGCACATAGGTCATCACGCCGTCCCCTTCATTTCCGGTTGTCCCTCAAACCGTGCGATCATTTCTTTCATCAGGGTAACGATGTCCTCGCGGTTTGCGCCGTTCGAAATGTAATTGCAGCGACCATCGAAACCGTTGAACGGAAACACCATCAGGACAAAGCCGGTCGGCCGATCTGCGCCCCGTAATCCGTCATTGAAGGTTTCGTCAAGTGCAGCGGCAATGGCTTTCATCTGCTCAATATACTCCGGTTGGATCGGGCCATCGCCCAAGGGGTGATCGGTCATCTCTGGCAACTCCAATATCGATGGTGGTCCCGGTAGAAATAGCGACGGTGACAATGGAAGCGCTCACGCTTTGGTTTAAGCAGTCGCCGCGCTGGCGGCGATGGCGGTACTGTTTGCAGCAAAGGCGGAACGCTTGGCGACACCGTTAGCGGCCAGCGGTCGTTGAAATCATTTTCGGCCTCTGGCGTAGGAGCGACGACAGGGGGCGGCGGCGCGCCGATGGTTTGGTCCTCCCGGCCATCACGGTGCGTCGCCGCTATTGTTATGACCGACCATAGCGCGGCGGCTCCCGTCAGCGTCTTGAATGCGACAGCCATGCAAGCCCCTCAAGCGGCTGGCACCAATTCCATCCCCCGCCGAATATACTGGTTGAGCGCGGCGACCGCCTCGGGGCCTTCCGCCGCTGCGTGCTCGCGCAAGAACGGCAACCCCTTGTCGATAGCGGCCAGCACTTCCGCCCGCGTGGCCGTTCGACCTTGGCAATAGAACACGGCGGACACCGGCATCCCCAACTCAAACAAAACCCCGCCCGCGTGATCCCTGATCGGCCTATAGTCGTGCGCGACATAGACCAAGGTGACGCCAGGATTGTGGGCGATGTGGATACCCGCAACGCCGCCTTCTTCCGGCAGATCGTTTTCGTTGCGGCGCATGCGCGGGTTACTCAGGAACGGGCACGCCTTGGCGGCGTACTCGGCGCATTCCCGATGCGACGGCGGTTCGCTCGACACCCGGTTGATCGCGCACATCGGGCCGATCACGAACGCCAGGAACCGTCCCAACGGCTCGCCGCAAATCCAGCAGAGCCGTTTGTTATGCGCCAGCCCCATCTTGCCGGGTGCGATCACCCGGAAATCAGGTTCGTCCCCGTACCACTGGACGAACCACGGGACCGGGAAACCCCGATTGGAAACCCGAAGCCGCCCGATCTTGGCGGGCATGGGAATGTTGCGGATTGCCTGATTTAATTCGCCCATCACACATTCTCACAATCCCCCTCGCACCCAAATCATTTTCCGTCCGCGATCATTGTGTTGATAAGCGAGCGTACCGGAAGCTTCAACCGCGCCGGTAGATTGGTGAACACCTTTGCCAGTTTGAAGGCTTCGACATCGATCACGTCGCCCAACTTGGCGTTGACCTTATCCCACCCAAGCAGATCGTTCGGGGTGATTTGCAGGACTTTGCAAATCTCCATCAAGCGCCCGGCCGAAATCCGGTTGGTGCCTTTTTCGTATTTCTGGAGTTGCTGGAAGCTGACACCTAATTGGTCGCCCAACTCTCCCTGCGACAGCTTGCGATCTATCCGGTAGGCGCGAATGCGGTTGCCTATATCACTTTCGACATTGGTGACGCTGCGCGGGTTGACGGTTCTTTTCCGTACCATTTAATTCCCCTTTTTCTGTGCCGCTTCAATCTCGCGCTGCGCTTTTGCCAGTTCCTTGGTGTAGTCAATTGTTTTGGTTTTCACGAACTCGGTTTTGTAGCCCAACGCATAGGTGATGGCGGCGATGCTGGCGTATTGCGGGCGCTTGGTTTCGCCTTCCAGCCAGTTCTTCGGCGTCGAAGCCGACACGCCGCTGATGATGTGGATGTCCTTGTAGGACAACCCTTCGTCGCGGATGATGGTCCTGATCCTGTCAATCACCGGGTCTTTGTCCTTGAAATTGTACGAGCGATAGAGCCGCAAGGCTCCCCTGCCGTGGCCGTTGGTTTTCTTAAGCATCGGCGCTCTCCGATGCGATCAGCTTGGCGTGCGCGGCAACGCCCCTTGGCGTGACCTGATAGCCGCCATCGGTGTGGCGCTTGACGTTGCCGTGCTTTCTCAACAAATGGAGTTGCGGCGACACTGATTTATAGGACAGTCCGACCTCGACCACGGCGGGCTGTAGCTGCACCGGCCTGAAACGGGTATCGGGCTGCGACGCGAACAGGTCGAGCATCGCGCGATAGGCCGTCTTGGTGCCGCGCATTTTTTTGCCGCGTGGGGCTTCGATCAGCTTCGGATCGCGCGCGAGCCTCGGCGCGTGACCGTTCAACAGTTTGCGGGTTTTCGGTTCGTCGCCGAACACATCGATTTTCATGCCGCTGTTGCCAGCGGCGAGCATCGAAAGAAATGTTGCGACGGGAAGATCAAACGAAACGGTCAGCTTCTTGATTGCCATGCACACCCCCTTGCGTTGTGGTTGTTTTTTACCGTTGGTAGCACACCCACATTGCGACTTAAACAAGAATGTGCCAAATTTTTTGTAGGGTGGCTTTAGCCGGTTATTTTTTCGAAAGTGATATAGTTTTTTCGGTTGCCTATTTTTTTGGCAACCGCTACTTAAAGGCTGTAGTGTTTCAAATTTATTGGGGCGGAAGTGCGCCCATGAAACGCCGCAAGCCAGGGCTTCGAAAATTGTTCGCGGCTAACCTCAAAGCCGCCCGTGAGAACCACGGTTTGTCGCAGGAGGCGCTGGCGCATGACGCCGGTATGCACCGCACCTATCTCGGCTCGGTCGAGCGTGGCGAGCGCAATATCTCCATCGACAACATCGAGCGGCTGGCGCGGGCGCTCGGCGTCGAACCGGCCGATCTGATGCGATGAACTCAGGCGGGGTCGTCGTCGTCTCGCGGCAACGGGCCGCCGAACTCGTAGGTGTCCTTCACGGCATCCATCACCGTTACCAGCGCCTCAACTTCTTTGCCGCTCCACTGCCAGCCACAGCCGCGACCGTGCGGCGTCACGTCGGCTTGGAGCCGCTCTAGGATGCGCCATAACAGTTTGAGTTCGTCGGCATTGACAAACCTGACCTTCGTTACGTCGGTTCTCATTTTGCCCTCTCTCGCGGGTGACGGGTTTAAGCGGCCTTAAACCGATTGCCAATATCCTCCCTCCATCGTCCCAATAAAATCGGGCGGTCTGATATAGACAATGACGGCACAATGTCATTGTCTATATCAGTGCGGCTAAGTGCCCGTTTTCTAACAGGATTATGATCGGGCGCGCGGGGAAAGAGGGGGAGGGCACCTGTGTAGGCAGCGTGA